TGGTTTGCCTGGTGAATAGTTATATGTTGAAGTAGTGAGAAACCTATGCTCATCTATCTTTTCATGCTTGACAAATATATGTGCCCACTTAGTAGGATTAGATGATGCCTGTGTCCAGTTATCAAACTCACCCTCAAACCACTGACAAAATAAATCTAATTCCATTTGAACGGGCACTTCCAATTCCTTTCCTTGTTCGATAACCGTTGTGTAATAACTTCCCATGATTTAAAAGGTGCAAATTCACGTAGTACATTTGATTGCTTGTGCAACTTATGCCAAGCGGCAGGTGGATCTTTCTTCTCTAAATGAAAATCATGATCACCATACTTAGAGTATAATCTGAAATAATATAGAGGAGTACCCTTAGCTAACATTAAATTCTGATTAACATCTAATATCTTAAGACCAACAACTAATGGTCTATGCCATACTGATATAGGAAATGTAGCAGGGATTACTTCAAATCCATGTCTAGCCAGTAATGGGTGTGGTATCTGTTCTATCCATACATCTTTCTCTTTTGTCCATACTTGTAAGGACAATTTCATTTGGACTTCAGGATATTTACCCTTAAGCCAATTGTCACCTAGATGAAAATAGTTCTCATAGGCTTTTTGAGTAAGATCAGTACCGAACCTCTTCTCTTTAGTATCAACTTTCATGCCAACACTAAAGGGTTGTTCAACTACCCAACAATTATCACCCCATTTCTTCCATGCAGGACATTTAACATGATCATAGTGCTGATCATATCCTGACCGAAATTTTTTAGGTGGTTCATAGAACTCATCAGGAAAATTTACATCCTCCCGATCACCTATAGTATATCCCCAATAAGCTTTCTTCACTCTTCGTCAATTTCTTCCAATGCTTTAGTTATCGCTTCAGTGGTTGGAACCTTAGGCTTTTCATATGCCTCCTCTTCCAATGCCTGATCTATCTCAGCATCTAGTGCTTCTCTTTTAGCAGCAGCCATATCAGCAAGAGCAGTGAACTGTTTTGCTTCAGTTAAAGGTGCACCAGGAGTTTTCTTCTTCTGATACTTAGAAACATTGATCTTTCTCTTTTTACCTTTATTCTTCTTGGCCTCTTTGATCTTCTCAATGGCATCACCAACTGTAACAATATCACCTGCCATTTCATCTGGAATTTCAACACCGAAGCATTCTTCCAAGAACATGACAAGTTCTACCATATCCAATGAGTCTAGCATTAGGTCATCACCTAACTTACTATCCCATGTGACTTCAATATCCTTGGAGCGTTCTTCCCCAAGAGTTTCAAGAATTGCTAGCTTTGCAATCTTAAGCATAGTAACCTTAGTGATTCTCTTGGAATCCTTAAGGATCTGCTTTATTTCTGAATAAGTTTTGTTATAAGACATTAGACGTAAACTACTTCATCATTAACACAGGATTCACGAATGACATCAAGAACCCTAATGAACTGATCACCATCATCACATGTGATGCATTTGGATCGTCCATCACTACTTAGTAGTGTAAACCTTCTAGCAGCAATGTCAACTGTCACCTTATCAAGAAATTCTTCATCAATCATAGAGGTGCTCAGGCGAATATAGTATAGTATAGCAAAGGATCAGAAGTTTGTAAAGTAGGGTGTGTCACCTTGGCGACTGGCACGTCTGTTGACTTCTCCTGCTTTTGCAATTAATGAGACACCAGCCTCGCGTGCTTCTTTCATATGTGACATAACTTTTTCTCTATCTTTATCTTCTCGAACCAATTCTTCGACATAATCGTCTAAATGTTTAGCGAGGATGCTTTTTAAGAACACAGCTTCCTGCTTTGTAACTGACATGTGGAAAGTCATTTGTAGATAAGTGTACAATCATCAATTCAAGTATATACTGGATCCGTCTATGTCTACATCTCCAGCTGCTGCAACTAAGGTGTTGCCAGTAGTGCTGAGTCTGTAGTTACCAGTAACATTAATATCGTAAGAATTACCACCAGTGGATGCCAACATTCCATCAAAAGGTCCACCATTCATACCGAAGCCATCACCTTTGACTTGAGTTGTGTATTTACCAACTACATCGGTGATCTTATTACCTTCAACATATTCGAGCCTATCCCTTTTGGCATTGGTACGAATATTTCCGTCACTTTTAACGGAGAAGGTAGCAGCTTCTTTTTGTATTTTAATTTCATAATTACCTTTAACATCCTCCTTAACGGAGCCACCTTCAGTCAAGTCATTGTATAAGAAGGTAGTTTTATTCTCATAAGAATTAGAATGAAGTCTCATCTGATTCTTACTTTCAATACGCATATTCTCATCAGCGATCAGAGAGTAAACTCCTTTACACTCTTGTTGCCAATTACCGTTGACCATATCAAAACGATCACCCTCAACCTCAGTATGCATATCGCCTTCAACATATAGATTGACATCTCCAATAACATGGATAGACATTCTATCAGTATCAGGGTCTGTACCAATTTTAAGTACTAGATTATGATCACTTAATACTATAGTATCATTCAGAGACTTAAAATTAGTATTATTCTTCTGATCCATATCGAAGAAATTACCATTCGCATTGATAATACGAACTCTTTCACCCTCAAGGGTGTTATTCATCTCAAAACAATGTCCACACGAAGTAGTCTGGATATAATTCTGAGGATATTTAACTTTATTTTGTGGGTTGGTATTCTCTTGATTGGTACCACCCTGATATAGTTTAGTCATGGGTTACTTCATGTAAGGGTGTCCAACACAATCGATATATGTCTCAAGATCAAGGACGTTGCTTTCCTTAAGCTTTCTAGGACCAGAATAGGAGTATATAGGTGTGATCAATCCTCCAGTTCCAGATTCATCACGGATTTTAGGTTTAACAAATCCCAAAACTTTTTTTGTAATCGTAGGTTCTAACAATCTGCCTTGGTCATCAACAGTATACTCACCAATCACCTGTTCGTCAACTCCTGAACCAATTGTGATCAAAGGTTTAGTATATCCACCACCAACGTTAGTTGTTTTTATAGTATCAATTATAGGAATAAGGTCACCACAATTAGCATATATTGCCTTGGCATCACCTGGAACTACCAATTCTGGGAATTTATAGTCAAAATTAAGAGTAAATTCATACTTATCCTTAGTCCTTAGTACCATTCCAACTTCAAAGTTAGGATTATCTTTAGGATCAATGGTTGTGACAAGGATATGTTCTTCATCATGATCAGTATCATATACCTGTAAGAAGTCAGGAGTTGTTTCAGCCTCAGTACCATCAGCATACCTAACAACCTCTAATATATCACCATCTTGAACTTTATCAACAATTCCAGACTTACTAATCTTGGCAGCATACTGTTCTTTTGGACAATATGTGTTGGAAGGATCAAATCCATATCCAATACCAGATGTAAGTACCTGAATTGATTCTATTTTACCATCTACTATGTTAGGTTTAAAGGTTGCACCACTACCTTCAGGTTCATTACAAGTGAATTGTGCTCTTGCTTTAGCTTCTAAACTAACACCAGAACCCTTATTCTTCATGAATACACCAAGAATTGCACCAATATCATCAACAATAGGTAGTGCTTTGACTATAGTAGTGGACTGTAAGTTATCCCATACCATTTCAGGGAAGCATGGCTTCCTATTTCTCATACTATTTGCACAGTTAACCGTTGCATTACTGATGTTACCATCAGAATCATAGAAGTTAAGATCATTTAGTTTATCCAGAGCATTACCTGTATTAAATGCAGCAGATGTAAGTCCAGATAGTTTTCCTGTTGCTGAAGTTAGAGCTGATAAACCACCACTCTTAACATTAAATGCTTTCTTAACACCATCAGCACCTACAAATGGTACAAATCCTCCAGGACCAGGTATACCACTACCAATTATACTTCCTGCATTAGGTGGTTTAACAGGGAACTGTGCTGCATTTGCCTGAGTAGCTTCATTACCTTCTTTCTTTGCACCGTGGCAAGTCTCAAATGTAGAAGCACCAATAGCACAAGTGATTGCACCATCACAAAATAGATCAAGGAAGTCTAATACTTTACTTGCTAATGATTGGATCATATCAGCAGCACCCTTGATAGCTCCCATCACACCTTTAAGTATACCCAATGCTGCATTGATCTTATCCATGATCTTATTCATAAGAGATCCGATAAAATCTTTTATCATACACAACGCAGTGTCAAGAAGGTTCTCAAGGAGATCATTAAGCATACCCTTAATGAAACTACCTAGATCTTTGAGTAGATCTTTAAACAAACATGATACTAATCCACCAATATCCTTAAGTTGGTCTTTAACTTTATTATCTAAGTCTGGATTTGGTATATTAATATCATCAAGACCTTTTTGAACTAACTTATTGACCTCTTTCATAACAACACCTTTGATGTTGCCAGTAAGACCAGCTAGTTTCTTCTGTATTCTCTTAGCAGTAACATTAATATTATAGTCAAGGTCTACTACCTTTCCTGTTGCCTTATCAATAAAGTCACCAATAGGGTTCTGCTCAATACCACGAGCAAATGCCATGAATTCTTTTAGTGGTGCATCTAACTTAACAGCAGTCTCTGAACCACACTTACCATTACCTACCTGAACAGTAACACACTTCTCTTTATCAGCCTTCTTTCTACTCTCTGAATCAGCAGGAGCAGCACCTCTTGGATTTTTTGAATCATCAGCACCACCTTCATCACTATCAGCAGCATGTCCGTCATTATTAGCTGGTGCTTTATCTAAACCTGTCTTAGTATCTTCTTCTATAGTTGATCCAGTACCTGCAATACCACTACCATTGGTATCATGCATCCTCTTCTGATATTCAGGTGCAGCAATCTGTGCAAATCCCTGATCAGTTCCACCCTTAGTACTATAAGCATTTGGTGGATTTTCATCACCAACAGCACCCATAACAATAGGAACCTGTGCAGATGCACCATCCATGAAGAAGCCAACTACCCAAGTATTAATTGCAAGTTGGTGTAGAGAACCAATACCAGATCTTTGTGGATGTGTCACTGGCATCATTACTAATGCCCATGGTAAATCCTCTGTTGGTAACTCTGCCTTGCTTGGATTATGGTAACCCATAATCCTAACCTTAACCTTATTAGTCCAATCCCAATCTAAATTAACTTTTGAAGCAACACCAGTTGCAGCAAGTACAGGGTTAGTAGCAATAGCAGCAGATGCAACACCCTTTGCAGCATTCTTAGCCATATCAGACCAAAAATGCCCACTACCATCGTTCTCAACTTGGCCTACCCACCAGTTGAAACCTTCTTTACCTATAAAACTAGCAACTGCTTCTAATGACATTAAGCTTCACCACCTGGACTATCAGTATATAATGTAAGTCTCGTAGACATATTATCGTTTTGAGAAATGAACTGACGTTCTAATCGACCAATAACATAGAAACCACTGTTTGCATTATCTAATTTCCTATCCTTACCTTTAAATGATAATAACTCTATCACATCTCCTACAGTAAGATCAAACTGTCCTATGTATTCGACTTCCACCTCTTTATTATAGAATAACTTCTCTCTAAGAGAAGCCTGAGATAACTGAGCTGTCATTCCTTGAGTGTACTTACCCTCTGTGAATAATGCACTGTCCATTATTTTGGACATGATACGAGTGCTTGCATTATCTCTATCAAATTTTTTATAATACTCTGGTGGCTTGAAATTATCGTTTAAAAGAGGAATAGTGTTATAATATTTATTGATATTGAATGGATGTTCCTCATATTTCATGTCCTTTACGTCCAAAGACATCACTCTACTATTATAACTTCCCATATTCATACCCTTTAAAACATCAGAAGATGTCTTAACTGTCATAGATTTAACAGGGATAATATTTTTAGTATCTTCATCCTCTTGCTCATCTGGGTTATGACCCACAACAATTTTTCTAACTGGTTCTTGTTTTGAGAATGAATCAA